TCATTCTCAAAGCCGCTATTGTTAGCTCCTTTCTCTTTCTGTCCTACAAAGGACAACGCCTTTTTTACAATTTCGTCTACGTTAATCATGACTTTAATATTTTTTCTATTTCCATAATATGGTTATGTAATGAATACTGTATTTCTGTTTCAAATGCTTTGTCTAATTCTGAAAATCCAACCATGGCAATACCAATTGGATACCCATTATCCCCATAAAGCATATGCATATAAATAATATTATCAGGATCATCTACAAAGTCTTTTTGAAGTGCATCGTCATTGTCAATATCAAAAAAACAATCCCCAACCGTGCATATCTTCGCAAATACTTTATCGTACTTCCCGTTTATCATCACCTGATTATACCTACTCTTTACCGCTTTTACACGTGTATTTACTCGTTCTTCGTAGGTCATATGAAGCTTCAGCAAACTTACTTTATTCATAAATACCCCTCCATTGCTTATTTGCATCACGCACGCACGCGTAACATTACGGTCGTATAGTTTATTTAAAATAGCTTCCAGTACAATGGTAATACGTGCTTCATGATCCGCCATTCTAATAATGCTTATCTTCTTCTTTTTTAGTTCTTTTCTTTTATCAACGATCTTTTTAATGTTAGTAACAGTAAGAAAAATAAGTAAAGCAATAATACTGATATTGCTTATTCCATTCTCTTTAAATAAAGAAAGAACTATATCGGATAAAAATTTTATTAAATCAAACCCCATCAGTTATTGTTCTTTTATAATCCCTAGCCTGCTGGTGAAGTAGCGATATTTGTTTTTCCAATCTAGTGTAATAATCTTCCTTTTCAATTCTGTTTTTTTTATATAGTGTAGAAGCTTTTCTTTTATTAAGCTCTGAATTTTCCAGCAACTGAATCATATCATTTATAATATAATAGGCATCTTCTAAATTGATTTCCTTATTTTTTGTTTTAAATAAATAAATGCAAAACCTAAGTACTGAAAAAACAATCAAAAAGTTAATAATCTCATCATGCCATCCAAATATTTCTTTACTAGATACTACATTAATAATCCTCGCCACACAAAAAGAGAAAGCCACCACATACAGAATCCTTACCTTAGATAATCGAGGACTGTATAAATAGGCACACGCTAGCCAACTGCAAATGGATAGATAATAACAAAGTCTGTAAATAAATTCATAATAGCTATTAAATGAATGGGCGCAGTGGATAGCTCCCATCCAGCTAAAACAGTTCGTCTCCTTTGGAAAAAACTCATGCGCATTCAAAAAAAAGAACGGCAAAAGAAACAAGACAAGGGCACATGCGCCTTGCCATGTTTTCGCAAAACAAACTAAAAAAGATTTTAGATCTTTAACCACGCTTTTATTTACTAAATAACCCAATAAGAGTAAGTATATTAAGTACTACTAGTAAGAAGACAATTGTTTTTTCGCCTAATGTTAACTTCTTGTCTGGCTCTGGAAACAAATTTTGTGTTAATTTTTTGTCTGGTTCTGGACTCATATATATAATTGTTTAAATTAGTTACCCGTTGAAATAATTCTATCAGTTAGTTTAAGATTATTGACAATTGTTTCATCAACAATATGTTCATCATTTATAATAAGAATAGTGCCTCCCGCTAGGTCTGTTTCCAGACCATTAGGTAAAACACTTAAATTTTCCTCTATTAACCTGTATACCTGATCGATGTTTCCATAACATTGAATAGATACATCAAAAAGAGACTGTCCGTCTCTTACTCTATATTCGCTCAGCATCTGGTTTTATTTCTTTAAGATCAATAATAATACTAGTAGGCGTATTTATCCCTTTAACTTTATAATCATCAGCTTCTAAATTAAGTTTTACATATTTTTTAAGACCTTGTATATTAGGTCCATTTAAATATTTAGTAGCTCCTGCGCCTAATAAAGGCACTTCTTTACGTTCACCTATCTCTTCTACTATAATATCTTCTTGATGCTGCTGATCGGAAAATCCTACAGCTAGATCCCCATTATAAAATGCTAGATCCCCGTTATCATCTGTCAAATAATCTTTAACCGCCATGTTTTATAACTGTGTTTTCTAAATCTGTTTGTGTAGTAATTGGAGTAATTAAAGCTCCAGACCATGTTGCTGCTGCTACTTTTAAAGCAGCTCCTCCATCATTTGGAACAGGAACCCACCCCGTACTAAATATTTGCTTTAATGTATTTAAATCATTTTCTATTTTATTTAATTTTTGCACTAATTCGGCCACCTTAACCAATCCATTAAAATTTCCTCCATTGAAAACGATACTTCCATTTTCAATTTCGATAGTCTGATCTCCTACTTCAATCAATATCTTTTCAAGCTCTGAGAACATAACTACATATGCATTATCTTTATCAAGCATATTAATTACAACTGTACTTTCTTCCTTTGGAATTAAAAACATTCCTTTACCAGACTCAGAATCTTCCATTATTTTTACACCTAAAATAGGAGCATCTTCATTTATTGGCGTTACATCACAAGACTTATTATTTATATCTATTGAACCTGTATTTACAGTACAAAAAATAGGATAGAATACATTTGTTTGTCTTTCAACAAGCCCTATCAATCCGTCTCTTATTTCCTCTTCTTCTGCCATTATAATTGACCGCTTATTTTTCTATCTAATTGTATTTTTTGACGATATCCTCCTTGTCCAAATGTTCTATTTACAGATTTTACTAAATACTTACCTTCTGTTTCTGGCAGCTTTTGATTAGTAATTACCGCTACATCTGAATGCTGTACAAATGGTTCGCCGAATGCTTCAAAGCTTCCAAAATAGCCTTCATATTTTAACTTAACCAATTCTTGCTGAGCTATTTGCCGTAACTGTTCTTCTGTTTTATTATAATAATGGAGTGTTCTGGTTTCCCCGTCTGGATCGCCTAACTCTATTTCTATTTTTTTATTCTTCTTATTTTTCTCACCTGTTTTAATCGATGTAGCTTTTACCTTAATCTTAATATCATCAAGTCTTCTGTATTCTAAATCATCAGTAGATACTACATTCTTTTGAAAATCAAATTTATGTTCTTTCCTAAGTTTCTCTAAATAAGCAAACCCGACATATAATGTACCTTGCCTAACAAATGAAACCACCCCGTAATCCTTTCTAATTTCTTCTAAAACCTGTGCTACAGTGGCATTACTAATCCGAAAATTTTCAAGTTTCATATCGAAATTAGTTTCAAAAGGCAAAGTAGTCCCTACTATATCATCAAGTAAATTTTTAAGTGTTACTGATTTATATGCTTTACTTTTAATAAGTTTTTTCTTAAGTAAATACATTTGATCATCACATGTAATTTCAATAGGGAGTTTTGGCTTAATAGCTGAGATATAACCACTGAATACATTATATAAAGTTTCTCCATACCCTAAATTTATTTCTACTGGATCGCCTCTTTTAAAGAGAGAATTAAGTCCAGCGACAATAGGTTTCCCTTCAAAAGTAAGCTTCTTAGGTATAATAATTTTCGCCGTATCGGTCACCATATCCCATGAGGAATTCACTTCGACTTCATTTACGAAGTCAAAGTAATATCCATTGATGGTTATTTGTGAGCGAAGAAGTTTCATACCTATTTTTTTACCTCCTTAACTATATCAGTTTTAGTAAGTACAATTGTACCATTAATTGACTTTGCATTAAACTCAAAGTTTTTATGTTTTAGATCGGCTTCTGCTTCTGAAGAACAGTTATATTTAAATGTTTCTTTTACTTCTTTAGTTGCCGCATCTATATAAATAGTTCTGACTTTGAATGCTACATCAACGACTAATTCATATTTAGTCATGTCATCGAAGGCGGCTACAAGTCCTTTTTCTTCTTCTTTAACTAAAACTCCATCTACAAATATGTTGTAATACATATCTGTTCCCATGATCCTGTTAATTTGAAATATTGTTTTTTCAACTCTATCTTTAAGAGGACCTGTAATACCTGTAGATTTTTGACGTATTGTTTCTTTTTCTTTAAAAAATGCCATAATTTTAATTTTTATATTGGGTTCACTGTTGTATTTGTATAGAAAACAATTATATTTACTGGCTTATTAATCATAGAATAGGCATAATTTGACAAGCATAAATAAATTGTCGGATTAACTGTTCCATTATCTGTATACCAGTCGTACTCATAGCTGGATATCCATGTAAAATGATTAGACATAAAAGCACCTCCATTAGCCCACATACCAAGCACACTAATACCTATTATTTTAGAAGCATCCATTCCAGTAAGTGTAAAAGATGTTGATGATCCAACAAAAGAAGGAAGTGTCGCTGTATAAAATTTCATTTTAACAGGAGGTGCATCAGATCCCCATTGAGTAAATCCGTTTACTACTAAATTAGCAAGTGTAGTAGCTCCTGTTACTATTAAATTTAATAATGTGCTTAATCCGTTTACTATTAAATTTGTAAATGTAGGAGAGCCACCAGTAGTAACTTGATCTAAAAAAAAAAGCCCCCTTAAATAGGTTACTGCTGCTGCTCTACTTCCTTGTGCTGGTGATATGAGTGTGTAGGGAAATCTGAAAAAAGATTCCTCTGACTTCTCATTATCATACCAAACTAAATCAATGTCTGGATTTCCTGCACTTTCAGCAGGTATAACAGAAAATTTATTCTTTGGAAAAGCACCTCTGCTCACTCCATCAACTATTATTTCTACTGATTTCCCATCATCTGAAAAAGAAATACTTGTCTTAGGTATTATTAATGGCATATATTTTTATTTTAAAATTAGTTCTATTGGTTCATCACTTTTGCATGTAAGCGTAAAAGCCTGAATACTATGTGATCCTTCTGTTTGCGGTGCATCAATCGACATAATCACTAGATTATAAATCGAGAAACGTTGCAAATATTTAGATACCACAGCTATCGAATCTTGCACTTTACATAGTTCTACAAATAAATTCATCACATCATCAGGATATAAGAACATGGTTTCTTTATCAGGAGGTGAAAGCCTTCCCGAAATCGTTACATCCCAATTCCCATCTGATATATATTCTATAAAATTCCTTCCCCCCTGTACAGGAGTTTCAATTATATTCTTAGTCTGGCTTACATTCATGATCATATCATATAATTTAATCTCTTCATATGATATCTTTTGCCCTTTACTATTTATATAACTTCCTTTCTGAAAGGT